CCTTGAGGTCTTTAATCCTTGCGGCTAGTCGAAAGCACCCAAACTTTTCAAGCGCATCAATTGCGGTAATGCGATAGCCCATTTTGAGATACATCTTGATCTCGCTTGTCTGTGTTACAGTCATCGTGTTCTCCTTAGATAAGTTTCTCTGCTGCATAGAGAGCAATCAGTGTGGCTTCTGCTCGACCATCATCTTTTACTCTAGCAAATAAATGAGCGTAGTGCGGAAGACGTTGCGTCACTAGCCCACGGCTTACGCCTTTGTCCCTGTTCAAGCCGAAGTGTTTCTTCCACACGGCGGGACTGACGTATTGGATGGGCAGCTTACATGCTGCAATGCCCATCTCTAGCTGTCCGTAGCCCTGTCCAAAGCGGAAGGTACTACTAACACCCTGCCCCGGCATGGCCGAGACACGTTCAACTACTGCAAGGCAGGACTCGTCTGCCTCGTTGCTTAGTATTCTCAGTAGCTCATGTAAGTTAATTAAAGTTTTACCCTTGGGATTCTTGAGAGTTGGCATGTCATAGCACTCGAGCTTGCCCGTCTCTGTCCAGTATAGGCTGACTGCTCCTGTGTATCCGGGATCTATTCCGTAGATGAGCATGTCATTCTCCTTACCAGTCGGTTGATGGCTTTGCATTTGCCTTGATGCTAGATTCCCACTCGCCTGCTTGTAGTTTGACGGCAGGTTTCTTCATTCGTTTTTTGTTTGGTTTTGTTTTTGACGTTGGCTCTTGCCACTTGTCGTTGACGTAGCAGCTCATGCACACATACCAGTGCTTCTCTGTTGAGCGGCCACCATTTGTTTTAAGAATTGCAACATAGAAATGAGTGGCTACTTTACATGCCACGCATAGAATTGCTTTACCTTTCAGTGACTTCGATGTCATAGCCCAGTGCATCCAGCCAACAGATCAGCATGAACCCAGAGGGTATTCGTTTGTGTGTTTCCCATTTGTGTACCAGTGATGCTGTGCATCCTATTTTATGTGCTAACTTTTCTTGACTTAACTCGCGCTTTAATCGAGCGTCTATTAACAGGTTGACCATTGGCTCGTAATCTTTTGGTATTCGCAACGGCTTGTTGAATCTGACGTACTTGTTCAATGGCATAGTGTACCCTCAACGCAGTATCATACCGTATCTCGGTGCTTCCATTGATTGTTCTATAGTATGTCGATGTTGGAATGTTTGCTCGACTGAATGCTTTGAGCAGGGAGACGTTAGCCTCCGCTGCTTGGTCTGTTATTATTTGAAGATACGATTTCATGCTGCATTAGTGCAGCGATCTATTCGTCAAAGTCAACATCATCGACTTCTATTTCTCCATCGCCGCCACAATTCTCGCAAGTCTCCGCCTCGCAGTAAGGCTCAGGCAGATCGTTGTATGATGTACGAACTGGCATGTGTTCTACTTCGATGAACCCATCGCCAGTGCATACAGGGCAGCATACTGTGTGCTTGAATACATTCATTGGTACGGTATCTCATCATCAATGAGGGGAGCTACATAGTTAGCCTCCCATGCTGCGGTTCCACGTTGGATAAACTTGTCTCGATCAAACCTTGGGTTCGTTGCCTCGAGTTCATCGGCAATGCTATGAAGATGGGTGGGCCACGGTACAAGTGGCCCAAGTTTATCAGCTAGAAATTCATAGTGCTGTCGTGACATACGCATTGTGTTCTCCTTAGATTACGTTCTCGCCCACCATGGAGGTGAACAGTTTGTGATTCATTGCATTGCTGATTGCTATTTCGCGATTGTAACGTGCAATCTGCGGGGACTTGAGATCATTGGTATGCGTGGCCCAATGGGTCAGGCAGTTATACAATGCCCACTTGTTCCAGCCGAGATCTACCTTCTCACGATCCCAACCTATGAGAAGATTCTCAAGTTGTTTCTCGTTTGTCTTCATCACTTGCTTCTGCTTGGTTACTACCTTGCATATTGTTGACCGAAAGAACTGCTCGACCTGATCGTTGTTTAGTCTTGTTTGCATCCATGATTGCCAGACTTGGCTGCGTCCCATGAAATGTTCAGCACCACCTATGATCTTGGCAGCGCTTCCGTCCACGTTAACGGACGCTGTGTGCTTGAAGCGTGACTTCGCAATAGCATCTGCTGTCGTGCATCCATTCAGGCACCACAGCCTCAGCCCATTGGCTTGCTGAGAAAAGGCCCATGATCCATCGTAACTGTTGAAGAAGCTAACACGGAATTGAACGTAGTCATTTACTGCTGGTTGCTGCACCAGATCAGGAAAGATAATCTCACCTCGTAGCTTACGGCCACCTTCGATGACATCTACGTTGACCTCGTAATCACTGGTCAGATTGCTTGCTTTAACTCCGTCAATGATTGAGTTGACTACATCATCGTGAGATATAATTCGATACCGTGATCCATGCAAACCAAGTGTCTTGCCTGTGTCTGTGCGTACAATGCACTTGTGATCTGGGATAAGCTCACCGTCTTGAGTAAAGACTGGCTGCTCTTCTACTGGAAAGTCGTAGCTGTTGGATTGAAAGTCTAGCATAGCGCGTTCTCCCTTGCGTCTATTGTGTCTTCGTGAATGAAGTTTAGTTCTGTTCGACTTTTGCCAAACAGTCTGACTGTTATCATGTTGCTGTCACCATCAAGGAATGTGATTTGTTTGACAGCAAAGCCATCATGAATAGTCTCTTTGACTCTGACGTTGTTTACTCCGTGTGCTGATACTTCCATTGTGTTCTCCTTAGAAGTTTATTTAAAGTTTAACCATTACATTATATGGTCGGACGCTTTTATCAATTTGAATCGTTTCATTTTACGCAACGTCACAACATGAAGACTATGCATAGTGTCGTTGTAAAAAGAATTACGATGTAGAGTCCGAAGATTAGCTTGTCTTCACGGTCGCCCATGTTGAAGCCCCCCTTGTTGAGAGAGTTGATACAGTTGAGTTGAGAGTGGTGAGGGGCCGAAGCCCCTCTGAAGGTTAAGATGCGAGGATGCGCTGGACTTCAGTGTCGAGGCCAAGGCCGTCTGAAGTGAAGGTGCGCTTGGGCTTGTGTTGCCACACTTCGCCTTGGGTAACGATGGTGTAAACTTCTAGGTCAGCATTGTGACGCTCAGTAAGTTCATCCATCTCGCGTTCCATCGCAAGGTAGATGCGAGCTTTCTTTTCAATGCGTATGTCTACGACCTCTGCGCCTTTGGCTTGAGCGAGATCAACCATATCGTTCTTGACGATCGACATCTGTTCGCCCTTCCATTCGATTGAATTGAAGCTGGTGTAGCAAGCGTCCTTGGCAATTTGAGTGCGAAGGTATTCATTGTCAGAACCTTTATGATGGTTAATAACATCTAGTTTGAGTTGAACGAGTGTCGGTGATGTGTTCTTCTTAGTCATGTCTAGTTCTCCTGTAGAATCGAGAGGTCCGTCCCCTCGGTGAAGACCCAGAGACATGCCCACAAATCCCAGCTTGCTGGGGCTTGACGTTCGCAACTGCTTTCCTCACCAGACACATGCTGGACTAAGCACAGAAGGGCCACACACACCCAGATCTGAGCTGCCAATGGAAAGTAGTTGCGAATGTTTTGTGGAGCTTGTCACGCAGGGCAAGACGAGGGGCGGCCGAACGATACAGGAGAACGGCAAACATGGCTAAGACAGAACACTGAGCCGTAAGCGAGTTCAACTTAAACTTGATGTTTTTTAGTAGGCCATCATTTTAGAAAGTTCTGACAATGGATGCCTTTGCCGAAGATTGCAGGACGCTGGCTACCTAGCTGAGATTCAAGAGGATGGAGGGGTGAGCAGTTGGAGAGAGGAAGGGGCGAGATGGTTGATAGAGTGATCCAAAGGTGTAGAGGTTGTAGACATTGAAAAGAGAGCTTGCAGATAGCTTGTGGTGGAACGTGAGACTTACTGAGTGTCGCAAGGATGACTTGGAGTTTAGAGCATTGTTAGACAAGCGTGGCAACCAACTCAAGCAATCCTTTCTTCAGTGGGCTTGGCCTTGACGCTGAAGCTATGCTCATACTTTAACCTTCAGAGAGCTTTGGCCGCTAAGCACTGTCAATGGCTAAACGAGGTACTATGATACCTATTTACGCAAGTGACGCTACGTCACATATTGACAAGCAGTTTCAGAATAGGGCTTATTGGGGGGAGAGAGGGAGAGGGGGGCAAGCAATGGGATTAAGTGATGGTATGTACGGATGAATAAGGTTCCGAATACAAGACAGCTGACTAAGAAACAGACAGCGTTAGTTGACACCATTGTAGCAAGAGGGTGTACGATAGCTAAGGCAGCAGAGGCCGCTGGATACAGTAGCGGTGAGTCTGGAAGAGTAACAGCTACCAAGACTATGAAGCTACCACATGTGCAGCAGTACTTGATGCAGAGGATGAACGAGGAGTTTGGGCTTAGTGCTACCTTGGCAGCTGGAACAGTGAGACGGCTAGCTATGGGAGCTAAATCAGAGTACGTTCAGCTTGAAGCTAGCAAGGATTTACTAGACCGAGCAGGCTATAAGCCCATAGATAGATCGCAGGTACAGGTAGCTGGTGACATACGTGTAAGTATTGATCTTGGCTAGGCGAGTAGGGATACTCCCTACTAGGGTGATGCTTTCTCTGAGATTAGCAGGGCGTAGGACTGGCTAGATACGGGGGTAGGGGGAAAAACTAAGGCTTAGCTAGTGTGACATGGTCCCCCGCTCTCATTATTTCCCCACAAGGCTCGCAGGGAGTATCCCTGCTGCTGACAGCTAGTAGATTCTGTGCGGTTGATAATTATTTTTTCTTTAGCTAAGGTCCGATCATGAGTAGATTTAGCAAATCCCCAGAGCCGACCCCCGCTCCCCGACAGGACATGAGCAAGGTTAAGGCTGCATTGAAGAGTACAGGTTATGGTAATCAAAGCGCATCAGAATCCTAGCGGTGGTTTGAACGCAGCGGGTCGCGCCCACTTCAACAGAACCACTGGCTCCAAGCTAAAGGCTCCTGTAAAGAGCGGAGACAATCCTCGCCGCGCTTCTTTTCTTGCTCGAATGGCTGGTGTTAAGGGTCCGATGAAAGATGAGAAGGGCAGGCCGACCCGCAAGGCTTTAGCATTGAAAGCATGGGGCGCTTCTTCCCCAGCAGATGCCCGGAAGAAAGCAGCGGCTATTACCAGAAGGAACAAGAAGAATGGCTAATAAGATAGATCAGAAAGCCTATGAGAAGATGAATGCCGAGCTTGACGTTCTTGACGGTAAGCAGAACAGGCGCAGCTTGCTGATACGAATGAAGCGTAAGATTGAAGACTTCTTTGGCCCTTCCGATGAGACTTTGAATGAGCGTCAAGACAGCGATGAGAAGCACAAGAAGCGTCAGAAGGCTTACACTCAATATCACCATACCTTGCTTAAGAAGGTTGAAGCCCTTGAGAAGCAGATGATTAAAGAAGGAAACAAGTAATGTGTTTTGGTTCAAAGAGCAGTTCAAAAAAAATTACTACAATGAGCGGTAGTAGCGGTGATAATAATACGGCGCACGAAGAAATGATGGCATCTGCATCCAACAAGTCATCTAGCAAAACCTACGATGGAAAGGCGCCCTCAAGGTCTCTTAGGCCGAAGTCTCGCTCTAAGTCACCAGTAACTTCGCTAATTTCTACTGGCTCGTTGATAAAATAATGTGCTTTGGTGGCGGCGGCGGCAAAAGCGTATCAGAGATGTACAAAGAACAAAAAGTAGATTACGGGGCATTGCCCTCGTTATCTATGAAGAGTGTCGATAGGCCTGCTCAGGCTTTTAAAGATGTAGAAAAACCTGTGCAGCGTTACGGAACGCCCCGGCGCAGTTTATTGAACCCTTACGGATAGGATGAAGCATGGCTTGGATGCACGCAAACGATGGCACACCTTACGATGGTCCTACTCACACCCTTGCTGGAACTACATATACAGGTGCGACCCGCAAGTCAGACACTCGACGTTTGCTTTTCATTGCAGATGCAGACGTAAAAGAAGTCAAAGTGCGTGCGCGCACCAAGAAGGGACACTATGTAGCTGACGACCCAAGCACCCCAGAGAATGAGGCTTGGGTTAAAAAGAAAGCTAAGACGCCAGCCAAAGGTAAAAAGAATGGC